CGGTGCGCGGGTTGCCCTCGGTGTCGTTGTAGTCGTCAGCGGTATAGCCGGCGATACCGAGAGTCTTGACCATGAAAGTGCCTCCCTCGTCGGAGGGCACCCACCATGCGCCGAACTTGGGCATAACGTGGCCGTCCGGGTTGTAGGTGCCGGAGAAGGGGACTACGAGGATATTGTCGACGCGCGACTCGAGGGTGTCGTGTGCGGCGGCGAGAGCATCAGTTGTATCCTTGAATTGTCCGAGTCGCACCTTTACCGATTTGTTGTTGGCATCCGCCCCTATGGTGTACAGACCTGTGAGCGAAGTTGAGGCGGGCAGCTCTGAGATTTTTATTTTCTTCATTCTTATAGGGTATTTTGTTTGCTTGTGTATATGCCTTTGGGTGGGGGAGTGCTACTCGCTTCCCCCGGCATTTACTTCCTGTTGCACAACGTTGGTTGAACCGGTTGTAGTTGGCTCTATGTCTATAGCATTTTCGCCGTCCTCGGTGAAAAGTATGATTCCCTCTTCTGTGGCGAGCACCATGTCGCCTCCCTGTAGACGGAAGTCGCGTGTCAGCGTCAAAGTGAGCGTAAACGCCAGCCATATTTTATCCGTAGGGAAGAATTGCGTGACGGTGGCGCTCTTATAATAGCATGGGAATGTTCGCTCCAGCTCCGAAACGTACAGCGACCGCTCTTCGGGTCGGGTGAGGTCGTAAAGGAGTGCGTCGTAGTTGTGCCATAACTCCGCGAGGGTAGCCGCCCTCATGAGGCAATTCAGCTTCACGTCCTTGCTTTTGAACTGTACCGTGGCTCGGCCGTCGTACTGCGCTCCCGATACGGTGCTGATGTTGCGAGTGAGGGCGGGCTTGACATCTGCCGGCTTCATGATCTCTGAGATGCCTCCGCGCAATATGCGACAGCCGTAGTCGGTCAGCGCTTTCCCGTCGAGCAGGAAGTCGTCGCAGGTTGCGATGCTGCTCTGTGGTGCTTGGTAGGTGTAGCTCTGCAGCGGGTAGTCGTTGGCAAGCGTGAGGGTAACGAACCCCAGCGCTTTGTATGCGTCGAGGTTTGGCACCTGCGTGAGCCGAAGCGTAAATGTTCGGTTTAACGTGGTGCTCCGGAACACGTGATAGCCCTTGTCGGCCAACAGTTCCACAAACTCTATAAATCGGCTGAACACTCCGCTGTAGGCCACTTTGAGCGTGCCTTCTTTGGTGTTCAGCTTCGGGTCGCTAAGGTCGGCTTCGATGCCGTCCTCCTCCTGCCAATCGTTGCTGTTGACAGCTTTCAACGGGGGGTAAGCGATTAACTCGTTCCACCCGTCTTTTACCACGTAAACGCCATAAAGCTCATATACGTCTTTGTCGTCTATGTAGAGTCTTTCTTCCATCATAGGATGATCGCGTTTGCCGATGTGCGTTTAATGATGCCTGAGGCTATTCCCGCCTCCGTGCGCACCACTGCCCATCCCGATGCTACAACAGTGGCCGTAGCCCCGTGCATCGTGACGACGGTATGCGCTTCGCAGGTGTCGCACTCTATCGTGGCGTTGGTTCGGCCAATCAGCACCACCTTGCCGGGATTTTTCAGCCTTATGGTGCCCGCGTCGATGTAGAACCCCAGCCGTCGGGTGTCGTATTTCTTGAATATACGCAGCGTGGCAAGACTGGGGAAATTGGCGGCGAGGCAAAACTCCAACCCCTGTGGCGACAGGAAAAGCTGAGCCAGCTCCTCGAGTGTCTCCGTGCCCTTGAACATCTTGCACTCGGCGAGTTTGCGAGCCACGTCATCCATGTTGCTCGCCTCGCATCTCAGCCTCCGCTGCTCCTTGGCTATGAGCCATTGGCTGTGTATATTTTTAATGATGCCTTCGGTCTCCATATGCGGTGTTATTTGAGTTTTACTCCGTTTGTTACAATATAGTCGAGCGAGTTGTGCATGCTCTTGGTATAGTTTTCCACGCGCTCCATGCGGTCGTGCAATCCATCGGTCTCCTCCTCAATATGGAGGAGGCTGAGCAGAATAGACTGTGTGGTGGTGAGGAGCTGCTTGGTGTTTTCGCTGATGCTGAAGGTGTGGCTCTGCACCGCTGTCATGCGTCCGTTGAGCTCGTCGATGCTCTCTTGGTCGGCAGTGGCTATCCCCTTCTGCGACCCCTCCCGCTCGGCATCCTCTGCGAATAGCGATTCAGCCCAGCCATACTCCTTCTCAATATCCTTTTGCAACTCCTCGCCAAGCTTGTAAATGTACTCCTGTTCCCACGGGGTGAGCTTGTTGTCGGTGAAAAATATTGCAAGCTGCTTTCGGATTCGATCCATAGCGCTGCTCGACTGAATGGCCGCGTTGATGCTCTCCTTGACCATTTGCTGCATCATGCGCTTCACGACATCTCGAACCGATTTTACCGTGTCCTCCTGTCTTGTCCACGCAGCTGTCATCGCGTCGGAAAAATTCTCAATCGCCGATTTTATATCCTCGCCGAAAATTGCATCCTCGGCCTTTTTTTTATTCTCGTCGATAAGCTCGTTGAGTTCCTCAAGCTGTTGCTCCCATTCCCGGATGCGCCCGCTGTCGGAGTGCTTCTTGCTCTGCTCTTGGCTGATCTGATTTTGAATGAGTATTTTCTGCGCCTCGAGCATCTCGTTTTGCTGTTCCAGCAATTTTTGAGCGTCTTTGCTGTAGACATCATCAACCTTTTTCCCGAGCTTTTCGTAGGCGCGCTGCAGATCCTCAATCTGTTGCTGACGGGTTTCAATTGCCTTATCTTTTTTCTCGTCGCCCTTGCCGAAACCGAACAGCGAGCCAATTCCCTGGAATATGCCGGTCACCCCCTTAATGGCTCCCGTGATGATTGACACCGGTCGCGTGAGATCCATGCTTTCAAAACCACTGAGCGCATTGCTGAACCCCTCCAGCAGTCCCGTCAACTCCTCAGGAATCTCCACGCCGAAAGCAGCGAGCATGTCGGATAGCGCGGTTGCTAATCCGATATACTCCTGCAAGTTGTTGCATGTCGCCTGAATTGATTTGTTGGCATCTGCGAGCGCTTTCTGCTTGGCGTTTTTGGCCGCATTAAGAGCGGAGGCTGCTTGCTCTTTTTCAAGGTCGTTGCCGGTCTTTAGCTTTTTATTGTACTCATCCTGTGCCTTTTTTACATTGGCGTTGGCCGTTGCGAGGTCGTTGAAAGACTTCCCGAGCGCCTCGAAAGGGTTGCGCGACGTGAGCTCGCCGTCAATCTTTTCAATAGCTTCCAATAGCGCTTTGATGTTCTCGGGGTCAAGGTCTTTCTGCGTCTTGATGTACTCTTGCAGTTTCTGCTTTATCCTTTTCAGCGAGGAGGTCGCTACAGAATCCAAATCGCCGAATGCTTTCTCCCAGTCGATCGAAAGCTTGAGGCGCTCCACCCCTCTATCCGCGAAGGTCTTCTGCAAATTGTCCATCGCCTCCTTCTCCTGTCGGTCGAGTTCGTCTGCGTTGCCCTGATCGACACCCTGCTTGAACACCTTGTTGCCGGAGGCGTCGGTTTTCACCGAGCCATCCTCGTTATGCTCGTAGAGGGCTGCGCGTTTTCGGGCGTATTCCTCTTCGATTTTGAGGCGCTGCTGCTCATAGGTCATCACATCGGCAAGCATTTTGTCGAGTGAATCTTTATTGGCCTTCTCGAATGTCTCCGTCGCGATGCGCTCAAACTCTCCAAGTTGCGCGTACTGCTGCGTGGGCAAATCTTCGCGTGTCAAATGACTGCGAATAGCCCTGTAGCTTGCCTCCCTCGCGCCGGGATTATCCTCCCATTTCCCCTCGTCGTTTTTCCGCTTGAACACGTAGGGGTCGGCGTTTTCCATCGCCCGCACGCGGGCCTCTGCGAGCTCATCGAGCATCTCGCGCTCCCGGCGCTTGTTCTGTTCGAGGAGGCGGTTGTAGTTGAGTTGGTTCTGAGCCAGCTCTTTGTCGATGCCGTCGCTCATGGCATCGATGCGTGCCTGTTGGATTTCGGCCTCGTTATCGCGGACTTGGTCGGCTATTTTCTGAGCATACTCCTCCTCCTCTTTGAGCCTCTTGGCTGCCTCGTTGGCGAGCATGTCCTCGTTATCCTTTCTGATGTCGGCTGCTTTATTGCCCGCCTTGGCCTCGGATGAGGTATCTATGCCCCGGTCTTTCAGATCCTTTAGGGCAGCATCCCTTTCCTCCATTGCAGCCTTGACCTCGGCATCTTTAGCTTTTGGATCGGCTTTCAGTCGTTTAATCTTGCTTTCAGCGGTAGCCAGTTTTTTACGTAAGTCGGCAACGGTCGCCTGATACAGCGCCTCTTCCTCAGCCTCAGTTGCTTTATTGGAAATGCCGAGGCGCTTGCCGGCCTCGCTCACTCGGGCGGCTGATTCCCCCTCCTTCTTTTGATACGCGATGATGATGTCTTCAATGGGGTTGTATTTCTTCCCGGCAGCATCTTTGCGGGAGAATAGCGCCCTATCTCGCTCGGAGAACTGCTCCCTCCCGTCAAGCACATTGGAAAAGTGCTCCAGATAGAGGTCGACGTATTTCGCACCGTCTTTGTTTGTGCGGTCGCGGTACAGACGTGTTAAATGCGCTTTAATGCGGTCGTAGGCGTCACCTCGGGCATTGGCGAGCGCATCACTTTCATCCTTGGAAATATTTGCGAGGGCACGTGCCCGCGCCGCTTCGGTAGCGGCCTTGGTAATGGCATCGTATGCACCGGCAACATCGGTAAGCGACTGAATCTCCGACGACAGCCCCTTGAGGTACTCCCCGTATTTCGACAGTATCTCATCCTTTGCGGCCTGATATGCTTTAGAGCCCTTTTCGGCATTTTTCAGACGAGAGAAAAGAATGCTGATTTGCGTTGTCTCTTCAACGGACGCCCTCTCGGTGTCGTTGATAGCTTTGTTGAGCTCTGCCTGCTTGCGGGCGAGCTCGCGGGCTTCTTCACCCTGCTTGTAGTATCCATAAGCAAGTCCGCCAACGGCAGCCCCGACCAGAGTGTAAATTGTGGCGCTTGAGCCTAAGATTTTAATGAGACCGGATGTGGCCGTAGCCAACTTCGTTTTGAGCAGGGCGGCAAGGGCGATTCTGCTGGTATTAGTGGTTTGCGCAGCTGTGTTGGCGTTAATCGCGGCGGTCTCCAGCGATGTCTGAGCGGTTGATGCCTCGGTAGCGAGAGTCTTGGCTTTCTTGGCCGCAGTTGTTTCGGCTGTTGCCGCTGCCTGATATTGCTCTGAGGCGGCATTGACCTGTGTTGTAGCAGTCTCCACAGCAGTTTTGGCTACAGCTATCTCGAACACCTCGCCTTTGGCCAGCGCTGCCTGATACTCCATTCGCATGGCCGCAGCGTTGATCTCGGCAGCTTTCAGTCGTTCTCCGGCCTCTACTCGGGCAGCTGTCGCAGCAACTGCATCAGCTTTCGCCATAGCAGCTGAGGCGGCGATGGCCTCAACTCGTGCCGCCGCTGCCTGTTTGGCGGACAGAATCTCCAGCCCTTGGGCTGTAGTGAGCTCTCCTTTGGCAACTGCAGCCGCTAAATCGGTGTCGATTTCAAGCTGCTGGAGCGCCGTCTTGGTACCGATAGCTCCGAGCTCAGCCGTTATCGCCGCAACAGTTTCCGCCGAAGTGGCGGCGCGAGCCTGTTCCACGGCCTGCAGCGCAATGAGCTGTGCTTTCTGCAAACCATAGGCAGCAGTCACTCCTAAAAGCACGGTGCCGATAATTTCGTAGTGCTTTACTACCTGTGTGGCAAATTCTATCGTTGATGTTATGCCCCCCTGCATTGTCGATCCGAGGTCGTTGAACATATCCTCGATGGCTCCCTGCAGATTGGATATGGCTCCGTTGATACCTTTGCTCTGCTTTTCCAGCATGCCGTAAAATTTGCCCCCGGCTGAGGTGGCCGTGATGAAGGCTTCGGTCACCATCTCGGTGGTAATCGCGCCCGATTCCATCTCCTTTTTGAGTTCGCCGATTGATTTCCCGGTTTTCTCGCTGATTACCGAGAGGGGATTGAAGCCGGCATTGATCATCTGCAGCAGGTCTTGTCCCATCAGCTTGCCTGTGGCACTCATCTGCGAGAACGATAGAGCAAGGCTGGTAAACTTCTGCGAATCACCCATCGATATGTCGCCGATGGCTCGGAGGATGGGCATCACTTTTTCCGCCTCTATATTGAAGGCCAGCATGGTCTGCGCCCCGGCGGCGAGGTCTTTCATCATCATGGGGGTGGAGACGGCAAACTCGCGGATATCATTGAAAAGCTGATTGCCTTTCGATTTCCCCGCGAGGGTCTCAAACGAGATTTGCAGACTCTCTATTTCGCCTCGCGCTGCAACAATTTTCGACATGAACTCTGTTATCTGCTGGGTGGCAAATATGGCTCCGACAGCTTTGCCTATTTTGCCGAAGGCGGCATCCATCCGCTCTCCCTGTGTTTCGGCGCTCTGTCCGATGCCGGCGAGGATGTTGCGCGATTCGGCTGCGTCCTCGCGTAGCTTGCTGTTGTCTATACATGTTGCGTAGTAAAGTCTGCCTTGCTCAGTGTTCATCTTCGTCGGTTTGTTTCATCAAACAATTTGTTGATTTCGGCCTGTCTCGTGGGGTCGTCGCCGTTAATCAGTTCATAGCTCCCTTTCACCTTCCCCTTCTGTTTGGAGCTGTTGTACGAGGGCAGCGAAGCGCTGTAAAGCATGAGATTTGTGTAGCTCATGTCGTAGAGCACGTATTCAAAAGGCAAATTGAACGCCTTAACCGTGCCGCTGATTACTGCCCAGATGCTGTCGGTGCGGTTTCCACTTTCGTCGGCCTTGTCAGATTGATTTCGGTCAGGAAAGTGGTAAGCCCGAAAAAATCGCCGACTTCCATCTGTAGAAGTATCTGCGCGATGATGTTGTGGAGCTCGCGCGGTGTCACCTCCTCAAGCAGCTCCCGGGTGAGCGCTTCTTTTCGGTTCTCAATGATTGTTTCTGTGCGGCTCTTGCTAAATAAGCCCCATAGAAGCTTCTTACGTGCCGTATGCCGCCGCTCTACCTTGCCGTTGATGTGCTTTGCCCCGATGATTAGAATGGCCGCAATTTCGGCCAATTCGCGGCAATCTTTAGCTATCGACAAACTCTCCTGCATCACCTTCTTCTCGTCGAGCCTGATTTGAGGAAGCCTCGACACCGCCTCCGATACGAGGATGAGAGTGCCGAGGCTCGGAGGAGCCACGCTGTATGTCCTGTTACCGACTTTTATTTCCTTTGGCTCTTGGAGCACTGCCTGAGCCACTTTTTCTTCTATCGTCTTTTCCATTGCCGGGGTTGTATGGGGTGTTAATATAGTGGCGAGAGGGGGACTTGAACCCCCGACCTCCGTGTGATGCTTGCACGGCGAACTACCATCTGTTCTATCTCGCGAATTAAAGTTGAGAGGCTCAGGAGGACTGTTTCTTGTAGGGCTTGACGGTGTTGCCGGTGGCCGGCTTCTTGCAGCGCGCCTTGTACTGACGCAGAATGCCGTCGGCCACGGTGTAGGTCTCCACCACGCGCACAATCGCGCAGTCAATCTGACGGCCTTCGCATGCATCGTCCTCAGGCAGGAAACGGAATGCGTGCTCGCCCTCAACCACGCCGTCGACATCCTCGAATATCGGGTCTTTACCCTTCTTCACAAACTCTGTGAATGCCAGCTCGTAGGTGTTGGCGTTAAAGCGGATATCCACAAGACCGCCTCCCTCCTCGACGGCAGTCACTTCCGAGCCTTCGGTCACGTTGATTTGCAGGGTGCCGTCTTTCGGTGTATCGATGTCCTTCCATGTCGCGCTTGCGCCGGGGGCACCGTTTACCGACGGGGTTGTTTGGAACTGCGAGGGTTTACCCCATGATACTGTTGCCATATCTTTTAAAATTTTTAAATTGTTAATTATTTCATCGTTTCTCAATTACGGGAGTGATGACAACCTCATCTCCCTCCTCGGTTTGGAGCAGGGGCAGGTAGCTGTCGTCGCCGTCGTTGTCGGAGGCATCGATCATCGCGTCCTGCGGTGTTTTAACGGGAGCGTCGTCATCGCCGAAATACCTGTATTTAAGCTTGACGCATACGAAGTGCTGGTGAATCTCCGGCTCCTCGTATGTGTCGATGGTCTGCTCCAGCTCGAACCGGTAACACGAGACCTCAGCCGTGAGGCTGTCTACCCATGCCTGTGCCAGCCGCTCCACCCGCTCGGTTCGTGCTCCGTCTTCCACCCATGTGCCGTTGTCATCCGGATCGATGTCGGGCACAAAAATGTTGACGGTTACCGCGCCTGTTTGGATCTGCTCGGGGATGCCGGTAGTGAAGCGTACCGTCGCATCCTCTTTGCGGCTGTCGCGCGGGCGGTAGCCGTAACGATAGACCTCTCCCGATATTTGCGTGTAAAGGGTCGAGTCTCGCAGGAGCTTGTAGATGTCTCCCTGTACCTGCTTTCCTGTCTTTGCCATTGGTCGTGTTAATTAAATCCGAGTTGTTTCAAAATTTGGGGAACGAGTCGGTCGGCGAGGAGTTCCGCGCTGTCCATAACGTCGTAGCCCTTTGCTGATACGAAGGCGGCGTATTGCATTCCGGCGACCACCAGCAGAACGATGCCCTCGGGGAATTGCCGGGCGACCTCCTTTGCGTATCGGATGCCGCTCTTTGCACCTGTGGCTCCCTCCTTGACGACCTCGAAATCGCTCTGCTCAACGATTTTGCCGTCCCTCACGATAACGTAGCCGAGGCTGCTGCGGAGGTTGCCTGTGCGGTCTTTGTAGGAGTTGGTATCTCGCGCTGCATTGAGACAGGCTTCACCGATGTATTGCAGGTTGTAAATGAGCGCCTTGTTGATGCGCTCTACCTGCTCCTCAATGTAGCGGTCTATCTCCGCATCCGGTGTCGTCTGCTTGATGCCCATGCCCAGTCAACTTAATTTTCCCGAATTTCGCGTATGTCGCGTTTTCTTGCGTCAGATGTGTGTTTATGCCATACGCACCCTTTTCGCGCGAATTTGGGCGGTTTCTGCGTTAAATCGTAATCTTAATTTGACCTACGGCATCTAATGGCTCTAAACTAATTATCGAAAACTCCCCGACGAAGCCTCGCTCGTTGTCTGTTAGACGGATTTGCTCGGCTCCGAGCGGCTGCTGTTCTATCAGCACGGTATATTCGGCAGATATAACATGCTCGCCGCTTACCCGCCCGAGGTAGGTGTACCTATTGGAATAGTACTGACAGGGTATCGGGTCGCCCCAAGACACAGCCGAATAGGGGAGGGGGTAGCCTGTTGTCGGGTCTATGCCGCCTCCCGTCTTTTGCTTGACTTGGATTGTGCCGTTTTCGATAATCATAGCTTTTTGCCTTTGTAGCCGAATTTGGGCTTGGACAGACTCGCCTCGTCCTCGCACTCCCCGAACAGCGTGTCAGCTCGTTTGCGAAGCTGGAGGCGCTGTTCCTCGCTGAACGAATAGGATTGCCCGCCCTGCGATATATTCGGGGCGAGCGAAAGCCATAACAGGATGTCAGCCGTGGCAAGCTTATAGCCCGAGCTACGGAGGACGGCCAATGTGGCTTCGTCTTGCAAGTTTAGGCCGCGCCCCTCCGCGATTTCCGTTAAGGTGCGGAGGGGAACGGGGTAGGCGTTTATGCCTTTGAGGGTTTCGAGGATTTTAGCCATTAGTCACGAGAGGATTAGTTGCCTGCGGCCTGTGTGATTGTCACTTCCTTAGAAGCCTTACCGTCGGTAACGGTTACCTTTGCGGTGCGCTCTGCACCCGAGTTGGCGGTCACGCTGACAGCCACCTTACCCGAGCCGACCTCGACGGTAGCCCAAGTCTGGTTGGATGTGACGGTCACGTCTTTGTCGGCGTGGATTTCAACAGCCTTTGTGGAGGCCGACTTCGGGAAAGAGAGCGATGCAGGGTTGACGGTCAGATCGCCCGCGCTGTCAGCGTGGAGGACGTAGATGCCGTCGGCGTTGTCGATGACGGGGAGGCACAGAGCCTGTGCGGCAGTGAACTCCTCGAGCGGGTCGGTCTTCGAGTATTTGGAAATGAGGACGTGCGATCCTGCCTTCTGATAGATGACAGCGGGCACGGGGTTGGTCTCTTCGGCGAGAGTGCCATAGACAAGACGGCCTACAATCTCGTCGGGGACACCGACCACGTTGGCCTCTTTCCATGCCTCGGCGGGCTTATCGGAGCCGTCGGGGTCTTGAATCTTGAACGAGCCCTGCACGATGTGGAAAGTTGCTCCATACTCGTCCTCGAGGGCGTCGAGGAAAGCGGCTCGGCCTACGGCGGGGAGCAGGTTTTCGTCAGTGATGACCTGCTGCTTGCTGTTGGCGGCGAGCAATCGCCCCTGTTTCGACTTGCGGAAAGCGTCGAAATAACGCTTCGTGAGGTAAACATGGCTGATTGTGTTGCCGTCTTCTTCGGCCTTGTCGAAAAGCTGCTGCACGTCGTCCTGCGGGGTCGGGGCGGAGCCGAGCCACGCGGTGCCGAGGCAGTGCATGATGTGGTCGTCCTTATAGCCGAAAGACACGCGAACACCTGTGCCATCGTTCTCGTCCTCGGCAACGAGGAGCTGACCGGTGGAAAGGCCGCGACGGAAGAGGATCTCCTTTGTGACATCCGTCGAGCGGATGCACTTTGTGGTGTCGTCGAAAATTTTCGACACGATTGTGGCCTCGTCCGCGTTGCGGGCTTTCGCCACGTTGATGTCCGAGATGAGCTTCTCGCCCTTGCGGTATTTGATACCGATTTTGGGGAGATCGCCTGTGGCGTTGGAGATGGTGTCGCGCTTTTTGAGCGGCAGCGGCGAATCGAGCGCAACGACATCTGCAGCCACAATGGAGTGATTTATTTCGGTCGAACCCCATTTGAGGTCAGCCGAATACTCCTCCGTAAGCATTGTCTTGTGGAGGAGGTTGGTTTCCTTTGTTTTGCCGTTGAATTTTTCGACAATCTTGCCGATTACTCGGGAAAAGTATTTGTCGACATATTCAGCGAAAAGTGAACGTACCATTGCACGAAAAATTTAATGGGTTAAAACTGAGGCTTATTCGTAAAGCCACTGAATGTGGGGGAGGCCGGCCTTGATAGCGTCTGTTACAGGCGCGGGGCTTGCGGCGACATTGATCTGTCCAGCCGTGATGATTGCGGCGCGAGGGTCGCGTTTGAGGACAGAAGCTTTCAGAACGCCGTAATACTTCTTCCCTGTGGGCAGCGTGACATACGCGCCGTCGGAAATAGCAAGAGGCGAAACAGCCTTTGTCTTGGTGTCAATCACGAGGACGTGGCCGCTCTTGACGGACACCACGTCAGCGGCGAGCCCCGATACGTCGAGGGTGCGCCCCCCTGGAATTTGAGAGATTGCCTGTACAACGACAATCGAATCGAGGCCGTCGTTTAGTTCAATCTTCTCACGGGTGAGATCTGCGGTAGGCATTTCTTTTGTTGTTTGAGGGTTGATGAATTAGATGTTCAGTTTGTCAAGGACTGCATCTACCTCCGCGTCGGTCGCTTTCGCGCCTGTGCCGCCGTTGGAAGCAGCGGGCGGGGTAAACGTTGCTCCTTTCTGCTTCATGTCGTTCAGGATGCCGTCAACTTCGGTAGTGACCTCGCTGACGAGGGCTGTAAACTCGTCGTCTTTGAGGCCATCCAGCGCGATACGCTCATATGGCTTGCGAAGCTTTTCGGGCAACTTGTCGATAATCTGTGAAAGTTGCGATTTGCGAGTTGTGGTTGTGCGCTCGGTGTCGAACTTGTCAAGGCGCTCAGTGAGGGTCTTATTCTGTTCGAGCAAAGTCTGCGCCCATGACGGGATTTCCTCCTTTGGCGCACCCCCTTTCGCGGGCTGGGTTACGGATGTTGTCTTCTCCCCGCTCTGTGCGGGCTTGCCGTCTTTGAGGCCGTGGTTGGTCTCGTAGTTTTTGACAGCGGTCTGTGCCGATGATGTTGCGCGGCTGTCACCGTAGCTCTCCATCATGCTGACATACTCCTGTGTGATGCCGTCAACGGCGGTCTGTACCTGTCCGGCGTCTGTAACAGTCTTGGCCAACTGCGTGGCAATCCAATTCAGCACACCTGCGTTGCCCCCCGTGAATTTGGCTTGCAACGCTTCGAGAATCTTTTGTTTGTAATCCATGTCGTGATAAACTGATTAGGTTGAATTTCCTGATAGCGCAAAGGTAATAAAAAGATTTGAGTGTTTATTATAAAAACACTCAAATTTTTGAGAATGTGGGTGGACCGAAGTTCTTAGGTAAATTGGGGATATTACCGGGGTAAAAGTTAAGTATTGTTAAATATATCCTTATCGGGTTATTTTTCTACCTGACATATTAGGTATATTGAGAATACCTCACTTACTTTGCCACATGTTTAAGAAGTAAACACAAGGACCTCTAAAACGAACAATAATGGCAACCGCAACTCTTAATTATGACACCGCCCGTATTAACCGCGACTACCGCATTAAGGCCGCCGGCGTTGACCCCGAAGGTAAAAAGATAAACACCCTCGTAGGCGTGAGCGGGCTGATAGCTCTGATAGGCGTTGACTTCGCCAATAAGTTTCTCGACCGCGCTTACAACAGCATGGATGATAACTGCTACTGCAAGCTGCGCCGAGGCCTCCGCATAACTTTTTACTCGAAATAATTAACCCCCCCAAAATAACAGCACAATGAAAAATTTTAACCTTACCCCCGCTCAGGACTATGCGAAGCGCATAGTCGCCGCCCTCGACAGCCTGTTAGAAGAACCCGGCAACACGGAACAGGCCGACGAGGTGCTGATGATGGTGCTCGAACGCCCTCGCACTCTGCGCAGCGCGCTTGCCGCCTATCTGTATAAATCGCAATCAGCCCAGCTCCAAAGACGATGAAACAGACAATCGAAGCAGCTTTTTTAGCCGGATATGAGCCCTCTGCCGACAACCTCACAGAGGCTCAGGTTCACGAAGAAGCCATAGCTTACCTCATATCAACGAACAAATAAACACTCAAAATCCGTATAGTATGAAAGCGATACAAATCACCATCTTAGCCGACGCCTCAATGAACAAGGTGTTCAAGTCCATCACAGCTTGGTTCGAGGAGAACGAATACTGCTTCCTCATGAATCAGGGGCGCCCGGCCATACAGGTCAAGGGAACCGATGACGAGATCGACAGCCTGAAAGCAACTGAGCTCCACAGCGAGATAAAGTTAGGGAACATCCAAATCTCTGATCTCTAAACGACAATCTAATCTGCACTAACAGGTAACAAGCCATGACACTGACTATCAAAGTTGACGTATTTTCGGCCGGTAAAGCCCGCCGAGCTATTGAAGCCCTCGCCGATTCCACCTCTCAGCGGTTCACCCACGACCGCCCGCTGACATGGAGCGCGAGCGGTAGCGAGCCCTATCTTGTCCGCCTCGAATATCTCCTATGCGACGCGCTCGCAGAACAGGGGACAGACCCCGAGGACTACGAAATCGCAATCTGTTAACCCCCACCCCTTTTCCGGCAAACAAATAACTCAAATACTAACAGGGGCGAACAGCCCCGCAACACCCAACGAAATGGAAGCAACCGTTTTAACCCCGACCGCAACTGCTCATCAGCAGGGTCTCAACGACGTAGTGACTAACAAAGTTCAGCGCATGATCGACGGCAAGGCCGTAGGCGTACAGGCCACCATGCAGCGTCTCCTCGACGAGGGCAAGATACAACAGGACTACATCGCGCCGCTCGGCGTGAACCTCCGCCGCAATGATCACAGCCCCGTGATAACATTCACGGGAGGCGAAATGCCCCTCACGCTGAACATGCCCGACGGACAGTTCAGCCTCCACGACAACGCTATCGGCCAGCTCGCCGACCGTATGGGAATCCCCCAACGCTATCTCCGCGCCCTCGCCTCGGGCGACGTATGGAGCCGGCAGCTCGCCGCACACGTACTGAACGAACACAGCTCTTGGACGGAGCGCAGCCGCGTGTTGGTTCGCTCGGTAGGCACACAGGTTCGCGCCGTGTTATCCGACAGCTACCGACGCCTCGACAGCGTTCAGATACTGACCGCCTTTGTTGAGGAAGCGGCGGGACAGGGCGCAGTGATAGCCGACGCGCTGATGACCGACACAAAGATATGGGCTGAAACAATCCTCCCGCAGCCTATCATCGTACCCACCCGCAACAACGGTGACGTGGTGATCTTCGCGGGGGCGCGTTTCAGCACCTCGGACTACGGTAACGGCTCGGTTGACATGCGAGCATTTTTGCTCAACGGGGCTTGCCTCAATGGCATGGTACGCGAAAGTGTGATGAAACAGGTGCACCTCGGCTCCAAGCTGCCCGACAACCTCGCCCTCAGTCAGCGCACCTATGAGCTCGACACTCAGACGACCACCTCGGCGATCCGCGACCTCACAAGGGGCTTGTTCAGCCGCGACACCCTCGAACGCAAGGCATACGAGATACAGGGTGCGAGCGAAATAGAGGTTGACCTCGAACGCGAAATCAACCACCTCACAAAGAGCGGCTCGCTGCTGAAAAGCGAGAGCGATGAGGTAGAAAAGATCCTGATGCGAAACGACCCCGAGGACGGCGTACAGGGCGCGGCCACACTTTGGAAGCTGACACAGGCTATCACTGCCCATGCCCGTGTGCTGACACCCGAGCGCAGCCGCGAGCTCCACGAGATCTCGGGCAACCTCATGAACCGCGTTAAACTTGGATAATCGCCCCTAAATGATAACCTGCCCGACAGCCCGCGATAATAGCCCGCTGTCGGGCTTAAATCCTCCCAAACGTATATGACAACCAATACGACCCGCGAACAGCGACGTGCGGCCTTATACGCCGCCACACAGGCCGAGCGCACCGCTCAGCTGAACCTCCGAACCGCCTCTATCAACAGGGCGTGGCATGAAATGGAATTGAAACACCCCGACGCAATCCTCCTGTTCCGCGTAGGCGACTTCTACGAGATATACGGGGAGGACGCGAAAGCCGCCTCCGACACTCTCGGTCTGACACTATGCCGCCGCGATGTCGGAAGCAATGTCGGGAATGATGTCGGAAAGACAATATCCCTGTGTGGCTTCCCGCACCACGCCCTCGACACATATCTGCCGAAGTTGGTTCGCGCGGGATTCCGCGTGGCGATAACAGAGGAGTTCGCCGACATATCAGCCCCGACACAGGACGTTTGGCAAGGTTTAGACAAATAGTATTTCGCGGCAATAATTATGCTTTTACAGCGTTATCGACAACGACAACCCTCATAATAACAATGCAAAATGGAACAATCGCCACAGCAAATTGACAGCACAGCCCTCTCCCGGGCGGGGCATATCTTTCGGGTGTCATTCACTGAACCGCCCTTTCAGAACGACCCGCGCCGCGAGTTTTTCTTTCACAGCCTTGCGGCAATTTACGACATTTTCACGCCCGAACAGGTCGGGTGCAAAGTATCGCACCTGTGGAACCTTCGCGTGGCAAATGGCGAACCCTATGTGGGGCGCAAATGCCGCATCATTCGTGAGCCTATATGGAGAAAACAGCAGAAACGCCCGTAAATCGCGCGAAAAACTTTGAATGGTAAAATGCTCCCGCTCAAATAAGTAAACGCGAAATACGGCGATTCCGAGAAAAATAACTAATTTTGCAGTATTATGAAAGAATATGAGAAATATTTAGACTCCCTTTCCGATGATGAATTTTTCAGGCCAGCAAAAAAACAAAACATCGGCATGGATGATACCCCGTACATCAAAACGGAAGTAGGGCAAACCCCGAGTGGAGGCGCATTCTCGCGAGCTTTTTATTATGACAAAGATAGGAAGCCCTGCGTCCCAGAAAAAGCCATCTTTGTCAATATTGTTGAATATGACAAAGATGGCAACAGAATAAACGAGGTTTATGGTAAAATGGGCTTATAACTTTTTAGACAAGCGTTGTGCCATTTTCCTTATATAAGCCGCCCTGTTCGGATAAGATTTTTTGAACCATTTGTGATTTGTAATATATTCGCGCATTGATTCAGCAAAATCTTCGGAGTGATTAGTCATGGCATATTTTGAAACGTAAGCCCAATCCAATTTTCCTCCATTTGACGTCCAAAACTTAATATCAGCCTCAACTGCTTGTTGCCACTCTGCGGTTGAGGTTATTTTGTTTTTTGCGCCGTCAAGAATGTGGGCAGCTTCGTGCGCCATATAACCTTTGAAATCGCTCTTACTAACTTTAAGCCAAAAATGGGTTTTACCACCATCAGTAGCTGCTGATATGTGCTTTGGATTCTTATACTTTACCCGCCAATAAGGGTCAACAGGATTTTCTTCTGCCATAAATGAAATTCGCTGAATACCTTTGCGAAGATAGGGCGGGAAACTTTGAATTATATCGCTTGCATCAACTGCTGTAACACCGATTTGTTCCTGTTGTATTCCGACAGGATAGCCGAACTCCTTACCAAACTTATCTTTCAAAATAATCATATCTCGAAGTTGTGATTTTATGGCTATTTGACGCCCTCGATTGTCGGTGTAAACAATAGCGTCATTGATCGGACTATCTCTTAGTAATCGCGTCATCGTAAAATTTGCGTTTGTTACGCCCCATTTTTCAAGTTGAGAGTAAGTGGCATTCGCACATTCCTGTTTGAGTTGATTAAGAAGCATCGCTCTTTCAATATCGCTGCGAATTTTGCCATCATCAAGTTCATCCCATAATGCGGCTATTTTGGGATAATCATTTTTCATCCGTTCGGCATAATCGAAAACTCCCGACTGTCCCATAACGGAGGCAATTCTTGTATGCTTTTGCGATTCTCCAAACGCCTTGCTTACGAAAGTAGGATTGTCTTTCATAAAGTACGGCAGCGAATTAGACTTGACTATGCGGGCGGCATTGTTTTGAACCCAATCACGGAACGCGGGCGGCACGTCGCGAACCTCGTTGACAGATGGGGTGTCGGGAGCTTCCCCGTTCATAATTTTGCGGGTGTCCTCGGCAATCTCATTTTGGGTCTTCAAGATAGACACAGCGTGGCAGCGGCAATGCGGGTGCCAGCCCGTGAATTTGAAATCCTTTGGGTAACGACCGGCGAGAGTGTCGCAAATGTCGACGAGAGGTCTTACGGCGTTTGCTTTAGGTGTCCCATCTTTCCGAAGCTGCGTTTTATCGTCAGTCGTTTCGCCCGGCTGTAAACGGACAGTGTGATTATTCGACAGCACAATCTCAATACCGACAACGAAATCCATCTGCTGCCAACGGGCATGGTCGCTCGTCCTGTAAGCGATATTGGTCTCCGTGGCCGCGAGTCGTCGGGCGTTCATATAGCTGCTCCGATATACGCCACGCCCGGGATGGAAAGCAGCGGCGGCTTTCGACAGATGCAGTTGGCCTCGCTCGTCTCGGACACGGCGAAAGAGTTTATCGGGGTGCCGTAGGTAGCTGCGGAGGTCGCGGGACATTTCATCAGCCGACAGGCCGTTGCGCAGTCCCACGTCGAGCCCCAATTCGATTTCCTCCTTGAATTGGTCGGTGTATTGCCATACGCGAGACGACAGCGACAGCCCGTTTACCTTACGGGCGAGGAAGGCTTGGCGGGCGTTGTCGTTGGTGCTATAATAGCGGCGGTATTGCGCCGGTGTCAGCTTCCCGACATTGTCGCCGAATAATATGTTGGCCAATTCATTATTTTTGTTGTTTGAGAGCGTCCATTCAGCGTTTATCCCATTGATAATCGTTGCTTGCAAGTTGGCCTTCAATGACTCCATCAGCTTTTCAACGCGCTTACGCGTCAGCGGATAATCATCGAAGCGGAAGGGGATATCAGTGTCAATGCCCTGTGTGGAAGCCGCTATCCTCGCGGCCTCGGTTGCCGCCGAGTTATAGATCGCCTCGATTAACTTTTGGTACCTTGTGAGGTTGGCATTGTGCTGCTTATCGTAGGGGTTCATCTTCTTTGCCATAGCTCATCTTTGCTTGAACATTTTACAGGCTGCGTCGGACAGTAATTTGCAGAACTGCCCGTGGCGGCTCTTTTCATCGTGGGGGCAGCGGCACAGGATAAGGTGCCCGTCGTGGAAGGAGCGATTATTCCAATCATAGCTGTGGGTGCAATCCCGACAGGTCTTGTCGGGGAAAGGGTTGTCGGGCTGTTTTGTGCGGGCACGGGCTATCTTTGCCATAATGCAGTACTGTGTATGCGACACAAAAGGCCGTATGGCTTAATTTGGGGCGGGTCTCGCGGCCTTTCGTGTCGCAGATGGGTAAATTATCGTTTAGAGGGTAAATCGCGGCTGTACGGGCTTAATAGAACATTTGGTTCTCGGGGTGCTCTAAAATGTCCCCCTGCTGCTGTGCGGCTATCTCCGCGAGGGTGCGGTCGACATCATCGCTTTGCCCGTACTCCTCGATAGACTCTCGCTGCGACATAATCGGCATGTTGCCGTTGGCTGCTAACAGGGTGTTCACGGTTTCTGTCTTGTCTGTGATTGTGAACGGGGTGATGCGGGTCTCAACAGGGAGCGCGTCGATGTCGGACGCATATGCCTCGCCCAACCCTAATTTGAGGAACGCCTTGACGACATTAACCTCGCGGTCGCACGCCTCAATGATGCGGCCACTTTCATCCTTGACTTTCATCTGTGCGTCGATGAATAGCTGCTTGCGGCTTTCGCCCGACAGAGCCTGTTGCGACATCTTCTCATAGCTCCAATCGGGGAGCTGGAGCTGGGTGAAGAACATTGTGCGGATAGTGTCGGTGTAGAATTTGAGGTTCTCGATTGCCTGTGCCCATGTCACATATCCGGCTGTGCTGCCTTTCGGATATTGGAGCACTCCCTTGCCGTCGTTGGGTGAGCCCTCGTCGCCGTATTCTATCTGTTCGTCGGCAAAGACACAGAACAGGGGCTTGGAGTTCTCGCGGAGGTAGTTGCCGTTGCGGCTCAACGCCCATTCTATTTCATAGACGTTTTCAGCGGTGTCCTCCCATATCGGGGTGGGGCGGTAGCAATAGATCGCGGGGATTTTGCCGAGCGTAATAGCCTCGTCAATTACGATTTCCCAATGTCCCAATTCGTTGCTGAACTTGACGTGCTTGTTGGCCGTGTATGCGTCCAAATAGCTCACCTCCCGTTTGTTGACTGTGCGGGTATAGGCTACAGACATAGCCGTCATATCGCCGAACTCGTCGAACAGGGGGTAAAGGGTGTCGCCGAGCATAGGAGAGAAGTTGCGGCACCGGTATTTGACAGCGCTGTTGAACCCGTACAGGGCGTTGGGGCTTTCAACAGCGTACCACAGCGTCATAAACTCGCAGCCCGCGAAAAGCATATTCAGACGCTCGATGTTCATGCTGTCAATACGGCAGCGGTCGAATATCTTTTCCATGTAGGTTGCGACCTCTTTTTGCTTGTCGTTTTCCGGTCGGTAGATGCGCTTGATAGGTATGCCGCACACCAGCTCAGTCATTCGCTTGGAGGCGAGGCGGGGCAGGTCGAGGGTTATGCGGGACACTTTGTTTATCCCTGTTTTTGTCGGCTCGTCGGGGTACAACGCCTTATCCATGACGGGGTGCCGCTTGGCGTCGTAGGCATTGACGAGGCCTTTGGGACCGCCCCATGATGGGACCTTTATGATCTTCTCTTTGAGGGCGTTAACTTTGGCCGTAGCCGTGAGCTCCGTGGAGGCTAAAATCTCTTCGATTGTCATTGCTTGTGGGTGTTAATGGGTTAATGAACTATGCGAGCCAAACGGTCGCGGTCTATGGGCTTAAATGGGCTTGTCAGATGATGAGAGATAGCGTAACAGAGGCAGTCCACAAATTCATCGTGGGGCTTGACAGGGAAGCCGCAGACCTCCTCCACAAATTCCTCGTTCCACGCCCCGTCAACGAGCACCACACGGCCACACTCCACACAGGGCGCGGACGCATTGAGGCGGGTCTCCTTGCTGTCGGACGGGGACGGGGTGCGCGTTACGTTCAGCGCGGTAATGTCCTTGATTTGGTCTATCACGGACAGTCCGTTCGCCTTCGGCTCTATGCGTATAGAGGAGCGCGAGGTGTAACCCTGTGCCTTGACATAAGGGGGGATAAAGCGAATAAAGTCCGGGAAATTCTTATACACCTTTTGCGCGTGAGTGATATATAGATCATCCCCGATTTTACAGGTGGCGAGTATGCCCGAGGGGTCGTTGGATGTCTTGTCTGTGTACGCTGTATCGATGAAGAAGATTATCGGCTCCTGATTGTGCATACGGTCGAACTCGGCGCGGCTGATGTGCTTGAACCATTCCCGCTTCACGATATTACCTCCGTCGGCTGTCGGGTGCTGCTGATACAGGGCGGAAAAAACACGCGGGGAACGGGTCTGTGCCGCCAACAGACTTTCGAGGCTGTGCTTATTAGGCCACAGCGCTTCGCCCACTTGTCGGGGATCATCAGCGTTGCCGTCGTCCAACGTTTCGCGAATGGCCGGGATTGAAATAACCGTCCAATTTTCAGGTTCGCGTTGGAGTATGCGCCCGGCCAAATCGTCCTCGTGCCACCGCGTCATTATAAAGAGCTGCCGCGAATTATTGTGCAGACGTGTCAAAAGTACAGAGGTGTACCAATCCCACACGCGCTCGCGGTATGTCGGGCTGTACGCTTCGATAGCATCCTTAACAGGGTCGTCGATGATAGCGATGTCAACCGCCGTACCTGTCAAGCCGCCGCACACACCCTGTGTTTTATAGAACCCTTTGTGGTTCACGATCTCGAACAGATCAACATTGCGGATATAACCTCGTGTCAGTTTGCGTACATTCGACCCGTTGAGGCGTGTATTGGGGAAAATGCGACTATACTCTTGACTGTCCATTATGCGCTGTATGCCGCGAGAGAATTGCTTTGCGAGGGTGGCCGAATAGGAACAGCCGATTATCTTCAAATTGGGGAACCGCCCGAAAGCATAGGCGGGAAAGCAACGCGACACGATCTCGCTCTTGCCGTGCTGCGGGGGGACGAAGACCATTAGGTTGCGAATACGCCCCTCCAACAGGTCTTGGCAGCGGTCGGCTATCAGCGTGTGGTACCACTGTCTTTCGTAGGCAGGGTTCACAAAGGGTATGAACTGCCGAAACAGGCGCGGAGCGTCCATTTCCAACAGCTGCTTGCGGATAGCTATCTTTCGTTGCAATATGTCGGTGGGGATTTCGACCATAGGGGCTAATCTGTTAGTAATTCGAGGCGGCGCAGTTCCTGTTCCAATTCCTCGCGGCTTATTTCCTCGGCGATTGTCTTAATCTCGCGCTTCTCGGCTGAATACAGGCCGAGCAACTTGCGGCGTTCCGCGAGCTGCTGTCGTATCTCCGCGATATAGGCGGGGTTGCCGAGCCCCTGCACCTCGGCTGTGTTTTCCTCGGTGTACAGGGTGCGGATTTCGTTCTGTCGGGGCTGCTGCTGGCCGTCGCCCTGTTGGTTATTGTTGTTGCGCACAGGCGCACCCTTGCGCTTGCGGGTGGTCTTGACATAGTCCTGTTTGGACTTCTCCCATTGATCCCACAGCTCGCAGATGGTGTCGTCTATACGGGTCAGTTCGAGTTGGAGCGCGTCGTTGACATTCTCCAATCGGCTCTCGTGCCACTCCTGTAACAACAGGCGTATGTCGGCGTGGACGGTCTGCGTCGAATATGTAGCGAGGTCAAGCCGTCGCATAACCTCGGCGCGTATCTTGCGGACGCTATACCCACGGAGGTATAGCTGCGACACGATTTCAAGCCTTGCAAGCCGCGCTTGGTTGCGCCGCTGATATTGTGCCTTACTCATTTTCGGATATGTTTTACTTTTTCGCCAAACATAGCTTTCACCAGCCTGTTTAACGGCGCGTGTGGGCTATATTCTGTCGCTGGATAGTTGTCATTATATTCGGGGTAAAAATCGACGGTAGGGAACGCCATTTTAAGGCATACCACGGTCTCGCCACTTCCCGACGGGATGATATAGCGGGTGCCGGTATCAAATGTCAGATTGACACGTAGTTCGTCGGCTATTTCACGCATTAAGTGAATTGGTAAGTGCCCGCTCGTCGCGTCAAACAAATTGGGGAACAGGCGAGCAATTTCCTCCTGTGTAAACCAACGGTGGCTTTCCAAATCGCCGTCGGGAGCGATTGCTAAAAGGTTGACCCCCGCCTGTTTTAATTTGGCGGTCGCATTGCCACAGGAAAAGCATACGGCCTCGCCGAGGTTATTGCGTGCCATATAACGCTTAATAACCTCGGCGCGGACGCGCTTCTCTATAGGGCTGACATCAATTCGTGTCATCGCTTTTGGCTTCGCCATTGGACTCTGTTGTAAAGAAGTCTTGGTCGTCGGAGTTGTATTCAATTCGCGGGTAACGCTCTTTTATCTTTTTGAGATCGCCTTTGTAGAATACGAGGATATTTTGGTGCAACTTGGCGACCTTGCGGCTCTCCATATATCTCGCCGCACGTAGGGCAGTGCTTGCGGCGGGTTCAATTATAATTATTTCGTTATAATAGTTCAGCCCAAGCCGCATGAACATGGATATGTTATCGCCCACGAAATTGCGATACGCTCCTGTCTTTTTGTCTCGGATCTCGCCTATCTTAACGACACAGAACGCACCGTCGGCGAGCTTATCGACACACTGGCGGAAAATGTTTTCGTATTGTGCCATGAACTCCTCGTAGGTGCCGAGCGCGGACATATCCTCCTTGCTGTATACTTCGAGGTCATAATAGGGAGGCGATGTGAAGCATAGGTCGAACCCGTCCTCTGTGACAATTTGGCTGATATTGTTGCTGTCGCCACACACATATCGCACGTTTTCGTATTTCTTAGTTGCCTCGATATTTGCCTCCACTTGCTCGGGACGAATTTCAACAGCCCTGTAAGTTAGTCCGAGCTCACCTGCGACGATGCCTTTGGTCTGCTCTCCGCCGAATGGATCAATCACACGCCCTTTCGGGGTGCAGAACCAACGCATAATGATTTCAGCTAAAACAGGGTCGAACAGGCTGGTACCTTGTGCAATAACCTTGTTAGCCTCGCGCTCTTTTACCTCGTCCGACACATATTTGTCGAGGTATTCCTTAAATGTTAGACCGAGTTCCTCGCGGTGCTTGCGCGTCTTTTTGTACAGGTCTTTATACAAAATTTCGGGGGATTGTATGAGGGTGCCCTCTCTACTTTTCCCGATGTCAGCCGATGAAACGATATTGCGCCATAACTTCTTGCGGGCTTGCCAATAGCCTTTTCGGGTGTCGAGGATAGAGAACGGGGGAACAATAAAACGCTCATTGAGCGGATTGTCTTTTATCCCCTCACCTTTGGGATTATTCCCGTCGCCGCCCTCGCCCGAGGCTGACTGGTCTTGCCACACGTCAAGCCCCCAATCATCGAGGTCTTCCGACGGCCATTCATTTGCGAGCATATCCATATCCCATTCGCCGTAGCCGACATTGTCCTTGATGATGAACTCCCGCTTTTCGTCCTCGGATAGCGCGGAGGCCTTGACAATAGGCACGACGGGGTTCTGTTTCCACTTGCCCCAATAGGCCAACAGGGCGGTGCGCTCGGCCTCGGTTTTCTTTTGGAAATCTCGCATAGCCCCGAGGCGGCTGCTGATCTCGTCAATGCTTAATTCGGCTATCGCCGACAATGCCCGGTAACGCATATTGCCGCCGAGGGCAACCATTGTGTCGTCGGTTACCACAGGGCGCAGCTCCAGCATCTTGGGGAGGACGAGTATGCTGTTGATTAGCTTGTCGAACTTCTCCTTGCTGATTGTGCGGGGGTTCGAGCTGTTGACCGTTACTTGGCTGAGTTTAACTGATTCTGTCTGCATTATTCCCACGGTTTATCTTTTTGAAATTCGCCAAACAGCCCCCAGCGGCACATAGAAGCGTAGCAGGGGGTGTCGAGTTTAAGTTCACGGATTACCTCGGCAGGGTTGAGCGGCATAACGCCCTCGGACACCACATTGTCCGCTGCGTCGGTTACACAGAAGTCCACGTCCCGCTTGCCGATACAACAGGCGAGGCGCGAATAGACAGGCACCCCGATTTCCTCGGCATAGTTCTTGGCAAGGCGGCGGGCTACGAGGTTGAGGGCGAGGTCGGCCTTGCTCCCGTCTTTCGTCCACGGAGAGCCGCCCCCGATGTGGCAGTTACCCCCGTAGAAGTCCACAGCGAGCTTGCGGCCTGTTGTGCCGCAGTCGGCTATTGTGCCGTGCTGAACATAGCGGCCTGTGCCGTTGACAATAACCTCGTAGGGCTTCGGACTGCTGACACGGCAGCGGACATACTTCTCTACCTGTTCGGGGGTTATCGTGCCTATGTCGGGGTCGAGGGGGATAGCCACGATGATTTTCACAGGGAAGCCGCCGTTGGCAACGACCTGTGTCTTGATGTCAAGCCCGCCGAGGCCGCTTTCAAACAGTCCCTTGCACAGCTCCTTTGCGAGCGTGTGGTCATAGGGCATTCCGTAGGTCATGCGGTCGGGGGTTGCCATACCGAAGAAGATACCTTGGTCGCCCCACCCGTCAAGCCCCTGTGCGATGTCGGGGGATTGTTGGCTTATGTATTCCTGCACGTTGATGTCATCGCCGCAGATAGTGTTTTCTGCACCCCACTTGTCTTGATAGGCGCGGGTATAGCCGATTTCGTTCACAGCCTCGCAGACGAAATTGTTTATCTCGCGGGGGGTGAACTTGACAGCCGAGGACACCTCGCCGCCGAGGACAGCCCTGTGGCCTTTGATTTGCACCTCTACCGCATAGCGGGTGTTCGGGTCGTGCTCCATATATCGGTCGAGGAGGTATTCGCTGATATAGTCGGCAACCTTGTCGGGGTGCCCGAGAGACACATACTCTGAAAAACTGATCATCTTATTGCGAATTTATTTGCAAAGATAGTGAATAATGATTACAATGTAAACAGTGCGAGGACAGAAAAAAATAACCTGTTCAGCCCTGTAAATCACCTGCAATCGCTTGTCTTAACAGATTCAGCGTGGCTGAGCGCACAAGCTCATCGGGGGTAGTACGGAACACGCGCCAGCCCATGAGTGTGGCTGTGTTATACTTTTCTATGTCCCCGAGGAAGCCATGCGGGCGAGTGTGCCGCCCGCCCGTCCACACGCCGCCCTCCACTTCGAGGGCTATCTTATGTTCGGGCAGGGCATAGTCGAAACGCCACCTGCGCTGCGGGTGGAACCTGTACTCCTTGACACAGGTTTCGCCGAGGTCGGCCTTGACTATCGACGTAAACAGATCAGTTAATTTTTGCATATTCGCCGTCTGTCGCGTTTTGCGCTTTGAGACGTTAGATTGGTTATTCATACTCTTTTCGGGCTGACATACGGGCGCAAATCGCGTAAGACGACAAACGGGGAGCATTGCGCTCCCCCTGTCGGCGGTCTTTGCTGTCCCGCCTGTGAGGATTGAGGTTTAGAACGGCAGATCTTCGTCGGCGAAAGCGTCAGCCCCCATTGTGCCGTTTACTTGCATTGTGGGCTGCTTTACTTCTATCGCGTGGAGGCCTCCCACAATGGGGATAGCGTTCTGTTCCTCTTTCGTTATTGCCTCGCGCTTATCGCGGGGGATGTCGGGCTTAATGCAGTGGGTGTCGTTGTACTGCGGGTTCTGCATTTCAATCGCCGTGAGCGAGAGGTAGCATCCCTTTTCGCCGAGGAACATGCCGTCGCAGTCGTCAACGGGGATAATGAGGCAGCGCTTTGTTGCGGTGCGTCCTTGAATGTTGCGGACGCTCGCTCCTTTCAGTTTGAGGAGGTCGAGTTTGATACCATAGTTTGGCATAGTTGGTTGTATTTAGTGGGTTAATTCATTTGTATCTTTTCAGCGTTGTAATATTCAACCGCCTGTGCGATAACACGGGCAACGACCGGGTCTTTCATCATCGCGTTTGTGAGGCTGTTGATCATCAGCTTGGCGTTGCCGCCGATTGTTGCGCTCACGCGTCCGCTACCGTCGGAGGCGGACTCACTCAACAACACGAATGTGGCTCGGCTATCCATTTCGGGACGTAGCCAGTGCTCGGCTTCTGTTACTATCTGTTGTCTATCCATTGTCGGAGGATTTAGGGGCGTATTTATCACAGGCGCGGAAGCAGCCCTGTGTGGCGTAATATCTCTGTTGTGCTCGCACTTCGGCGGGGTAACCGTTCATCAGTCCATTCTCTTTCGGGCGGGCGAAGCACACGGGGCTATCATGTCGCTGATTGTATCTGTTGCGCCCCTGTCCGAAGTGCTTGCAGTTGCGGCAGCGGGGGAGGGTGTCTGTCACTTTCCGTTTGAGCGACACGATTACCTTGCCGCCTCGCACAAAGGCAGTACAGTTGGGCGAGAGGGGGTATACACCCGGGGTCAGTCCTATCATCGGGTTAATCGTTTGATTTATTACTGTTTGTGTCACTCGCGGACGGTCGTTACCTGTTCATCGCTGGTGTCGGTATAGCACATCCGCGCCGAAACATGGGGTTTAGGATCGTCCTCCGAGGTGACTACGGAGAAGTGTACCGAATGAATTTCGACGCCGTATTTGGCGGCTATTTCATAGGCTGTGGCCGCTAATTTTTTGCGGGCTATCTCTACTGCATGTTGGTTGCTCATACTCTGATCTATTGGGGGTTGATGAAATACTCTGCATACCTTTTCCCGTTGTCGGGGTTCTTAACCGTTCGCTTGCAAACGTCTATGCCGCTTCGCTTGAGATCGTTGACACGGGACGCGAGCCGGAAGCAGCCGAACTTGTTAAGAGCCTGTATGGAGGTGAGGGTGTTGCCCTGTTGGAGCCACGCGAGGATTTGCTTGCATTGGCTTGCGCTGCTCTTTGGGTTGGGGTTGTCGTTCATAATTCTTGTTCTGTTAGTGTTATATCTGTTAGTGTTACTGTTGCTCGAGAGTCCTTTGCCTCGTCGCTCCAATGCACATCGTCGATGCATATCAGCTGTGCGAGAGACGGACTGTCGGGGGGGATATTAAGGGGTTATTAAAACGGGACTTCATCATCGCCCATCGGGGCAAATGGGAACGGGTCTTCGGTGCTGTCAGCCCCTCCGTCCGTAAAGTCAAAATGCGCCGCTTCTTGGGCTTCTTTCAGCCGCCGCGCCTGTTCCTCATGTAAATGGTTACCGTTGTCCCACACGGGGTCTATACCGTTCGTAAACGGGGTATATCGCCCGTTGTTAAGGTTGTATTTGAACAGGGCTGTGCCGCACTCTCCGAGGTGCCTGAATTTCACCTTTTGGACGTGCACCTCCACCGTGTCGTTAATGCGGTCGCGGTGTACCACGATACCGAAATCCGCTTTGTTGAAGAAGTTGGCCGAGCCGCTGATGTCATATAGGGTAGGTGCCTCAACCACGCCGTCTTTGTTTTTCGGCTGTTTGGTCGGGTGCGCCATAAGGATTATCAATACGTCGTTGATTTGCGCAAAGGTCGTGAGCTTGTCTAACAGCTCCGAGATATACAGGGTTTCGCTGCGCTGTCCCTGCTCTGCTTCGAGGCGGTTGTATGGGTCTATTACGAGGCCTTTGATACCGCGCCGCCTTACGAGGTATTTGGCCTTTTCGAGGATATTGTCAACCCGATAATTATCTGTCGGGGCTATAAACGAGAAATCCTGTTCGAGGTGCTCTTTCACCTGTCTGTATTCCCCGTATGTCAGGTGCTGCGGGCTGAAATGCTTGCCCGTGAACTTCTCTATCAGCTTGGCCGCGTGATAGGCCAGCGGGGCGTTTTCGGGGCTGAAATAAGCCCACCGCCATCCGTAGCGGATATTCAGCCGCTCGGCTATCTCGTCGATGAACTCAGATTTGCCGCTGCCCGGAATGCCTGTTACCACGCAGAGGCGCTTTGTCTCAAACGATAACAGGCGGTCGAAATTATCGTGGCCGATAACCACGCCTTTCTGCATGCCGTGTTCAAAGAGTGCGTCGAGGCTCTGTTCAAAATCGCTTACCGAGAACACCCCGTCAACTTTAATTTCGGGAGCGTCCGCGAGGCATTTCAACAGGCTGTCCCTCCCGTACTTTTGGAGGTGCTCGTTCGCGTCCTTGCAATCATCGCCATATTCGAGGACACGGCAGCGCTCTATGCCGAAGCGTCGGAGTAGCTCGTCGCGGAGCTCCACGCCTTTCGTGTCGGTGTCCGAGGCAATGTAAATCACCTCCTTGTCATCGAAATAATCCTCTATGAAGTCATCGAGGTAGTCGAGGTTGGCGTTGGCTCCGTTCGGGACGCTGATCACATCGTGCCGCCCGCATTCATAGAACGACAGAGCGTCCATTTCGCCCTCCGTGATGATGCACTCTTTGCAGCCTTTGATCGCGTCGATGTTATACGGGATAAGCCGCGCTCCCGAACATAGCTTGAAACACTTGTCGCCGGTACGGAACTTTGTGTTTATCAGCTCGCCATTGAGGTAGTAGTTAAACTGAACCGTATTGGCCTGTCCCTGCTTCTGCGGCATCCATTCCATACCCGAAGTTATGCGGAGTGCGGCCACCGTTTCAACCGATATGCCTCGGCTCTTGAACCATGCAAGCACCTTGTCGTCAACAGGGGCGGCGGGGCGCGGCGCGGGCTTCTTATACACAGGCTTGGCCTTGCGTATCGGGGCGGCGTTGTGCCAAGGGCGGCGTTCCCATTCTTCCTTTTCGGCGGCGCAGCCGCTGAACCCGCAATAATGGCATTTGAACTCGCCTGTCGCAAGGTTGATTGAAAGCGATTTGTCGCGCTTGTCGCGGCGTTGGTCGTGGCATTCGGGGCATAACACCTTCTTGTTGCCCGAAGTCCCGCGTGGCGCGTCTATGCCGTATTTTTCCCAATTTATTCTCATAGCAGTATCCATGTTTGGGATTTACCGTCCCAGCTGTGCCGTTCCGAAGGGCGGGGCGGGGCTGTCGGGGGGATTGTCGCCCGGCCTGTCCCGTAGGTGCGCCGGCCTGTTGCCGTTTCGATATATTCGCCCACGCCGAGTGTTATGCCCTCCTGTGTCGTCACGCGGCCTTGCCCGTGTCCGCTGCGCCCGTGATCATAGTTGCCCTCCATGACCTTGACCCAATTATTGCCGTTGCTGAACAGCCAATCGAAAGAGGCCGTCCATCCCTTTTGGTTGTCGCCTGTGAGGAACGGGCTCGCCTGTACGCGCTCGAACAGGGCGCGGCATCTGACAAGCCATAACTGCGGGGCGTTGGGTTCCATTTCGAGGAGGCGGCTCTTAATCTTCTTGCGCCTGTCATCATTGAGGGCTTTCACTTGCGGCAGCGATTTGCAGATAGAGTTCCACAGGGCGGTAATATCCCGAAAGGGATATATTATATCTTTACTCTCTTCTACTATACTCTTCTCTCCTTTACTCTCCTTTACTCTACTCTGTCGGTTTTCGCTTTCGATAACCTCCGTTTCGGTTGGTTTCTGTTCGCATTTATTTACTTCATCTAATATTATTGCCTGCGATAAATTGGGCTTTACAGGTAAATTCTCCCTACGCCTTTCGTAAACGGAGGAAACATTATTGAGTAAACTCTGTACCCAAATAACCTTTTCAGCCCATAATTCAGCATCGATTTTGCCGAGATTCACGAGGGTTGATATTATTTCCTCCGCCCTTTCAGCATCCGTGTGGGTTTTTGCAAGCAGAAACTCCCAGTTCGATAAATTTCTGCAGTCGATGAAGTGACCGTCACTGTCACACAGGACTTCGAGGAGCTTGAACCAAAAGGCGTAACCGTCATTACCGTACTTCTCTTCCAAGATGAAAAGCGTCTTTCCACCTTTGACATAGTGAGGGAAGTAGTCCACTTTTTGTTTTATAGGTCGTGCCATGATTAGGGGGGATTACATTGTTGCGAGTATGGATTTGCGCAGCTTCTCGTTACGGGGGTTCCAATCGAATGACCTTATCATCCATTGTCTGTAACTGAGGGGGATTTGGGCTATCGGCTCGCCCTTATATTTCCCGAAAGGCATTTCGGTTATTGGGGCGGCTGCTCGTTTGTCGATAGCCTGTGTGTCTTCGCTGGTATAGCGGCCGATGTCGTGTATCGGGATACCTGATAACAGCCGCCCGCCTGTGCCGAACATACGCCACATACGGCCTTGCTCAAACGTGATATCCTCAACCCGCCCGAAGCGCTCGACATTGCCGCCGAGGTCAACGATAAGGCAGTTGGCCTTGCCGGGGGCGATACGGGCCTACAATCTGATAATACAGGGCAATGGAGGCCGTCGATATGCCCAACAGGATACAATCAATGCCCGTATAGTCGAAGCCGGTTGAGAGCACCCTCACGTTGAAGATCACTCGGATCTGCCCGGCTCGGAAGCGGGCTATAATGTCGGCTCGCTCCTGCTTGTCTTGCTCGCCGTATATGGCCGCGCTGTTAGGGTATTGGCGGGATAAACGGATAGCGTCATCAACCGAGGGGACGAACGCGAGGATGTGCTCTCGGTCTTTCAGCCTGTCAAGCTGCCCGAGGATAGCCTCCGAGCCGCCGTTGGCGTTATACGCGGCCTGTACGCTGTCCTCGGTGTATTCGCTTTTGGAGGTGTTGAACACGAGCTTGGAGCCGTCAAATGCGGCTGTCTCGTACAGCAAGGGCGACCAATATCCGAGCCGCACCATTTCCTGTACCTGTCCGACGTGGATAATGTTTTTGAAGAAGTTGCCCTTCTTTGATCGGGAGGTCAGCATAACGAGTTTCGAGTATGTCGATCCGTCGCGGTCGCGGTTCGTTTGCAGCTTAACCGGGGTGGCCGTTATGCCGAGGACGTGGGTGATGCCGCTATCCTGGAGAAACCGCCCTAACATTGAGTCGGCCTCTCTGGGGTATAGGTGCGCCTCGTCAATCAGAATTTTGGTAAATCCGAGTGCCTTAAATTTCGCGCCCAAATTCTTAATTGAGCCTATTGTGGCGTAAGTGATAGGGGCGATGTCCTTTCGGCCGAAAGACGCGCTGTAAATGCCCGCATTCACGCCGAAATATCCGCATAGGTCGAAGTACTTTTTATAGTTCTGTTCCAACAGCTCTTTCGAGGGTTGCAACACTATCAGTTTGTCGCCGCAGTTCTTGGCCACAAAGGCCGTGAGGATCGATTTTCCCCACGCCGTAGGCAACACTATGAGTGAGGGCTTCGGCTTGGGATCGCGGAAAAATTGTATCGCCTTTTCTATCGGCTCTGCTTGATTTTCGCGGAGTGTTATCATCTGTGAGTTAAAAGAGCCCGCGCCCGAGGGAGTAACCTCGCATAACAGCCGCGACGGGAAGCCTTTCGGCATTTCCCCTCCTTGGGCGGGGCGTATATTGTTGTTACCGGTGTTCATCTATTTTTTCGGTTAAATGATTACCCCGCAAACACTATCGGGGCAAATTTTTGATAGCCTCTGTTGCCTCGGCTGGGAGCGGCTGTTTCGCTTCCAGCTTGTTCACTAACTGCTTGGCGAGCCTCACTGCGTTCATGGCGCGGAGGTCGCTTTGCGTGGTGTTCGCTATCATCAAGCCTAAATACTTGATGATATAATCGCGGTCAGTGTTACTGATAAGGTACATCGGCAGTGTGGCTTATTTCAGCAGGAAGCGCCGTGCGCCCTGTGTCGTTACCATATACTTTTCCGCCTCTTGCGGGTTGGCGGCTTGGAAGGCCTTTGCGTCGAACTTTTTGGAGGGCTTCGGGGCTTTCCATGTAGCTATCGTTTGGCCGTCGTGGGTGATGGCTTCCGCGTCTGTGAACGCGAGTTTTATACGCCCCTCGAGTTCCTCCTTGCGTTTTTCGAGCGCATCGAGCTCGGAGCGAACATCTTTGAGGTTCTTATAAGCCTCGTATATCTCGTCCGATACCTCTATGCTGCGTCCGTCGGTGTGGCGGTTGTATTTCAGCAGCACGTCGGCTACGTTTACCGCGTCGGGTTCTTGGCCTCCCTGTATGTGGTCGATCCAAAAACGGTCGACCTCCTCAATCAGCCAAGCATAGAAGTCGGGTACGAAGGCGATGTCGGTATATCCGAACTCCCTGCCCGAGCATAGCCACGCGAGGCTCCCTTGTTCGTAGCCGGCAACCCCGAGCTGATACTGAACTTGGCAGAACCAGTGCTTGGGGATGTCGTTGGCATCTACGGCCATTTGGGTCGTCTTGCATTCGAGTATTCCTTTGTCGCTGTTAGCGCGGCTCTCTCCGAGCCAATAGGTGCGGTCTGGGCTTACTTGCAGATAGGGGCGTTTGTCGTCGCGGATGATCCAATCGCCCGCGCTGCGCTTGATAACCTGTCGGCCTGTTTCGTCAGCCCAAAATCGGCTGACTGCGTCCTCGAGGTAGTGTCCCGCTTTCATAGCGAAATTCTCGGGCTTGGGGGCGTCGAGGCCGCGCTTGCGCCGCCAAAGCTGATAGGGTGTTTCCCACGGGTTGAGGCCTACGATTGTGGCAACCTCGCTACTGCCGATTCCGCTCTTGCGAACCTCCAGCCACTCTTCACGGGTCGCGGGTCTGATGATTGTGTTGCTCATTTGTTATCCTGTTTTTTGTGGTTGATACTTATTTGCTGATAAAGTGGAATTGCAGGTATATGTCAGCGAATTGCTTCCCGGCATACTCAGCGATATTGCTGCTCTTGAAGTAGAGACGATAGCCGACGTCAGCAACCGGGTAAGAGGGGGCGATACACGAGTACGCATAGGCGAAGCCCAAAGCCGCGCCGCCGAACAGAGCATTGTCGACAGGGGTAATCCGGTGCTCCTGTTGCCATTCGTTGCCCGCCTTGTCGAGCTGCTCCTTTGAGTAGAGGGAGAACAACGGGTAGTATCGGTATTCGCCTTTCGTGAACTGCGGCTCCCATCCCTCGTTGAGCGCTGCTGTGATGATACGGAGCTTGTGGTATGCATAGAGGTCGGCGCCAAGCCCTGTTATCCCCTCTATGGCTCTGTATGCCCGGACGAAGCGGTGGTCTTCTCCGAGTGCTTTGCATGCGTCCTCAAAGGTCTTGATGCGCTCCGTTACAGGGAGGTTGTCTATGTGTATGAAGTCCACCTCGGGGTAGAGGGCCTCAAGTACCTTACAGGTGCTTGAAGCGCCTGTCTCCTTGGCGACGTTGTACGCCTGGATGATGTTATCTTTGGATGGTTCCATTGTCGTGTTATTTTGGGTTAATTTTTGTTTTACCGGTGGTTCGAGGGGCGAAGGGTAGTGTTACACCCCTCGAACCGTTTTCGGCGTTATACGGGCTTGATTTCAGCTTTTGACGGTTACGTTGATCACTTCGCCCGTTTCGGGGTCAATTGCCTCTGCTTTTTTGGTGGCTGGTGCCGGTTGTGCTGCAGCCATTGCGGCGGCTGCTCTTTTCTTGGACTCCTCGGCCTTTGTGCGGGCAGCGGCTGCTGTCTTTTCGCTCGCAACGTTGTTGGCGCGGAACGTTTCCTGTACGGTCGTTGTGCCCTCTTTGATAGCGTTGGCAAGACCGCGCAGCTCGAACACCATGTCGTCTGTCACCTCGACGATGTTCTTAATGCCGAGGTAACAGAGCAGCTCCTTTTGTGTCACGCCGAGTTTGGCAAAGTACTCGGTCATGCGTTGCATCTGTGTTTCGCGGGTCAGCCCCTGTCCCATCGCCACCTGCTTGATGTCGTTGATAACACGCTTTGTCACGGCGGGCGGGACGATTTTCAACACTGCGTTGCGGAAGGCGATAGCGGAGGCGGCGTTGCCTGTCATCACCTGCATGTCTTCGCTGTACGTCTTGCCGTCTCTGCCCGTGATACGGCGTTTCACTTCCAGGCTGACAGCGAGGTTCGTTTCGAGGTCGTGGCAAACGGCCTGCGCTGTGATCGTCTTCCCGTCGTTGCCGATGATACGGGTTGCGACACGGAGGTTGCCCCAAGCTCCCGCGATGATTTCAGCGAGGCGGACGCTCACGCCCTCAATCAGCTGTGCGTCGTTGCCGCGCCCGCGCCGGAGGGCATAGAAGCAATCCTCGGCGGTTTCGTTGTCGAGCGTGGCGATGGTCTTGATACGTTCGAGGCTGCGCGTGATGTCGCGGGGGTAAGCCTTTGCGGTGGCGATCTGCATGTCAATCTCCGAGCGGTTGATAGCTTGGAGCATGTCGGCCTGTTGTACTTGGATGATGTCTGTTTCCATTTCGGTTGGGATTTGTTGCCCTCTGACGGCTTCGGGCGTTGCCTGTTGTTAGTTTACTCGGATAGGTTTAGCGGTTATCAGTTGGAACCAATCGTAACCGTCGATCGTGGTCGGGTTCTTGGCTACTAATAGGGTGAGTCCCCGCTGTGCCTTGCAGCTATCAAGGAGCATAACCGAGAGCCCGCGTGATGTTACGCCGAGCGCGACTGCGCCCCTACAAGATTTCCCGCCGTTGAGGGGGCGGATAGTTATGCCTTTGTCGCTGTTGTCGAAGCGAATGTACCATTCACATTTGGCCTCGGTGTTGCGGGCGAGATACAGGCTCATATCTGTCTGTATGCCCATTTCCTGTGAGAGAATAGATGATAGCGTGATTCGGGCGTTGCGCCTGTTAACGCTGATTGCCCGATAGCCCCGCGCATCTGTCGGCGGGAGCCAGCTCTTGTCAAAGATTTCTAATTTCATCGTGCTGTTATTTATGGGTTAAAATTGTCGTTTGAGTTACACCGCTAAGGAGGCTCTTACGGGGCAGAAGTATGCTCGTAAGCGTTCGATAATGCTGTTGAGTTTCTGCATTATTGTCCGGGTGCTTCGGCCGGTGTACGCCGCTATATCGCGGAGGGCGAGCCCGAGTTTATATCGGAGGTTGAACAGGGTGTATTCTTCGCTATTCAGCAGGGAGCGGCATGCGTTTTCAACCTGTGCGCTCCCCACCGTCACTGCTTTGGGGGAGGCCTCGGCCTGTTCCTCTTCGTCGTGGAGCAGTGCGAAGTATAGCGGATCGGGGTGTATATAGCGAATTTCGCGCCCGTAATCACGCGATAACAGGGTGCGATATAATCTTATAAAGCTCGCCTCTAAATCGCGCGATTGTACGCCTGTTTCACGCAGCGACAGGTAGGTGTCCTGAAACACATCCTCGTCGAAATAGCAGGTCATCATTACTCGCTGTTTGAGTTGCCCATAGCGCCGGGTTATCCATGCATCAATTTGGGCGGCTGTCATATAGTTGCTATCCATATCGGGTCGGTGTTTTTAATGGGTGGCTACATAGGTGGCGGCGCGGGAATTTATATCGGCCTCTGTCGGGACGGCCTCCTGCGTGAGCCATTCTTCGAGCTCGCTCTTGCGGAAATAGAGCTTGCGGTTCTTTTTGTAGTGCGGGATTTGCTTGCGGCTCGTCAGCCGATACAGGTGCCCCTCGGAGAAGCCTGTAAACAGAGCCGCCTCCGTGAGGTCGAGTATCGTCTTGGCCGCTATGGCCGCGAGGCTGTGTATCTCGTCGAGCTTGTCGCTCAACGCCTGTAATGTGGGCTGCTCGTTCATAGGTCTTCCTCCTCGGTCAAATCTATATCCATCACTGGGAGCAGTCCGAGGCTATACAGGAACCGCCCGACGCGATAACAGGCGTAGGCTACGGCGGCGGCAACCGCCTTAATGAGGAACCATTTGCCGAGCGGCAGGGGGTTCGCAGGATCATCGTCGCCCGCGATAACCATAAACGCGAGGAATCCGACCCCGAACAGGGCTGAAACAATAGCCCATTGAACATACTTGTGCGGTGCTTTCATATCGCTACCTCCTCTCCTTTTATAGCCCGCTCAACACGGGCGCGAATTTGGTAAATTGTACCCACGCTGTGGATACCGTATTTCTTCATCAGATACTCGTTTACACGGGTACGGCTCTGCCCCTCTATCGCTGTGAGGGCGTTATACTCGTCGTATATCGCCCTGTCGCGCTTTTCGCGTTCAAGCTGGCAGTCGGTCTTGAAAATCTTTGTCATATAACATTTTCAGTTAAATTTCCGATTTTATTTCTTTTTTCGTATATTTGTGCGGTTATTGTACCGTAACACGGTGCAAATATAAACAAAGTTTTCATTCTGTGCCAACAGAATCGGAACTACGGTTATATTTTAACAAATTTTAACTTATCGTATGGAGCAGACGCAGAGAATAAGGAAAACCATAAATTGGCTGATATTCCAAGAGGTAGCCGAGAACGAGCGCGCCTTGGCTAACTTAATGGGGTACACCAAATCATCGTTCTCTCAGTTAGTGAACGGCAAGGTGCCCCTGTCCGAAAAGTTCGTGAAAAAACTATGTAGCCTCGACCCGAATATAAACGAAGTTTGGATAATGACGGGGGAGGGAAATTTGCTCAATTCCGATAACCCAAACGGGCTAACAGACGTTACAATCCCCGCCGACGTTTGGGCTGTAATAAAAGCACAGGCAAACGGCCTGTCAGCCCGCGACAGACAGATAGACGACTTGATAGGGTTGTTACAGGAGCAGACGACTCTAATCAAAAAAACTCTTGCCCCGAGGGACGACAATGCCACCTCTGCCGCTGTCGGTTAGTCGGCTTCGGCAACAGGCAGATTAAAATACCGAAATACTGATATGAATATGAAAGCGATAAGGAAAATGTGGGCGGTCGGCTGTATAGCCCTATTATGCGCCGTAGGTTCCTCGGCCACTTCTGACGAACCCGACGACCCTACGGCCAATGAACCCGTCGAGCGATATTTCACTATCACGAATGGGGACAGCGAACACTCGCTAATTTACAGGGGCGGCACTATGCTCGCGCCGAGTGAGGTTTCAGACCCGCTCACGCTGTTAGGCGACACGGCCAAATATTATTTCGTGTGGGCTGTTGACGGGCGCACCGTCGGCGACACGCTCTACCTTGATATGACAGGCAAGCCCGCAGGGATAACCCTTAATTATACAGTCCGATATGAATAACAGGTTACAGGAGATCATCAAATATAAGACAGGCGGTCGGCAGACGGATTTCGCCGCCGCTATGGGCTGGACGCCTCAGTATGTGACGAAATTATTGCGGGGCGAGAATTTCGGGCTCACCCCGGTTGTTACCCTGCTTGAGAAGCTGCCTGAGATCAACGCCCGTTGGCTCTTGCTCGGACAGGGCGAAATGCTCGAAATGGGTAAGCTGTTCAGCCTCCAGCGCGAGGCGTTCGCACAGGCTCAGTCGCTCCTCGATATTGAAAGGTACATCCCGTTTATGTCCCCCGAGGAATTGCGGCGGTTTGAACAGGCCGTAGCTCAATCGCAGGTGCCTGTTTACAGCCCCGTACAGGTTGCAAAATGGGAGGAACAAGCAAATGCCCGCAGAGAGGAACAGAACGCGAGATTCAACGCCGCACAGGCTAAATCAAAGGAATT